CAACCAGCAGGTCACTCGACCCCAGCTCTACCTCGGAACACTCATCCCCATCCCTGTATCTGTTCGCGCATCCCGCGCAGATCCTGTGGATTACCACGCGGATCCACCAATTAATTGCAGGTATTTACAACTATTTTGCCCTGTGTAACTGGTTGATTTCTATCAATGTACGTTATTTTGTATGTGTGATTTAACGTACATTTGTCTGTTAGTAAACATACACTTACTTGTAATTAATCAGTAACCTGATACATTTGACTCTCACCTGCGAGGACATAGACATGAACGACTGGACAGACATCACCATCAACGACCTGAACAAGAGCCAACGTCGCGGCGCAATGCGCGTCATCAATCAGATGAATGACAAGGCAGAACGATCAACCAAGTACGGTGCTGGTCTTGAGCTTGAACTGAAGCAACACGGTTCACTCATCAGCATCATCGTTCGCATCAACCTGCACGATCTCGGTGAAGGCAACCCGCTTCGCTACCTTGAAGAGCGTGATTACTACCACGCTTTCATCGGTCAACGAGGCGCAGTCAATGCCGTGACCTACCCGAAGAGTTGCGACCAGTTCAAGGGAACGCGCACCTTCGGAATCAACTACAAGTAATCACTACCACCTGCGAGGACAAACACATGAACGCACACATCAATCTGCATGACATCGCATCGGTAACAACCAACACCGGCACAACTCATCGCATCGGCATGTTTCAACTGACTGCTGACTCTGTTCCCTTCTACACGATTGACTCTGTCTACTTCCAAGATCGAACCTACAAGTCAGAAGACCATGCCATTGCTGCTATACGTCGACACCTGAAGAAGGTCGGACAAACATCAGCTCACATCTAACCTGCGAGGATAAGAACATGAGTACTTACACAGTCACAATAACCTTCACGGTACAGCCAGCAACTGGACCCAACATCAACAACCACCCGCTCGAACTGATCGACGCAGACGGTGACCGCATCGCATACATAGCACACGAAGATGATGTCGAGTTAGAGATCCGAATGCTCACCGGTCTGTACAACTACAACGTGGAACGATCATGAGGTCCATCAAGCACTACGAATCACTGGTCGCATATCACAACACCCTGATCAATGAGTCTACTAGCCTCGGCAACACGGAAGGCGCGATGTATCACAAGGGTATGCGCGATGCATATCAACTAGTCATCAACACCTGTGTTGATTGCCACAAAGACCAACTCAACGGTGAATCACTCGACGCAGTCCATGAGGATTACTAATCATGATCAAGACCTACACCGTAACACTCACCCAGACACCTGCGAGGATAAGAACATGAGCACTGAAGCAACCGAACTGCTGCACTCCGAAACAATCGAGGCATTCAAGCTATATCGTGATGCACTGTACGACGCGATGATCCTTGCTGAGAGATACAACAAGATCCTGAACGCTACACTGCACGATCACCCTGAATCGCGCGTTGATGTAGCTAACCAGAACCTGCTGCGACGAGCAGTTAAATCCTGCGCAGATGCTGGCATCTTGCGGCAGATCTACACCACCATCCAATAACCTATCAGTACAGTGATCTACTTGGGCAATCACCCTGCTCGGATCTCAAGTAGGTCACTCTCGTGGCTATTCAGCTAGACAATAGATGTCGAACTCCACCGATACTGATGGTGTTGTTGCTCCCTTCGCCATGAACCCAATGTCACAGGGTCCGGTGAATGGGCCGAACGGTGTATCACTGGTGCCGAGGTTACCTATACCTGCAACCACACCAGTGTTGACAGACTGCGCTCTCATCGCACTGTAGGGCACAGCAGTTTCATCAACTCCTGCCCGTTGGAAGAACACCAGATCAACAACCTTGCCGCTGTCTACTGACACGTTCCTTAGTTTCACATACGCAGTCCAGCCGAACTCTACGGAGTAAGCACCGATCTCTGACTGTCCCTTGGGGAAGTCGGTTGAATCGATGGTTGCCCAGATAGTTCCGCCGGTTGTCTCGATGACTATGTCTGCGGCGTGAGATCCTGCTGTTGCTGTTGCGTAGGTTCCTGATGCAGATACCCATGCCCTGTAAAGCCGGGTCCATGTCACTGTCGTAGCTGAACTGGCAGATGTACCGGCAGTTGCTAACACCTCTGTCTGCTGAACGAAGTTCTCATCCAGACCCTGCAGTGTTATCTCTCTTGCCCCGGCACCTGCAGAGGTATCGGCTATATCACCTGCCTTCACTCTGAGTGCTGTTGCACCTGCTGCTTGTGGTGTTTGATACACGGCACCCAGAGTGACCGGTACGAATGTTGTTGCGACCGCGGCGTTACGCCCGAACTTCTTCACCGTCACCATGCCAGAGGACAAGCCTCTTGCTGTGTCCAGCCACGGTGGTGATGACCGTGTCAGTATTGCATCAGCATCCAGACTGATCGCCTGATTCAGTGGAGTGTTGGGATTGTCGAAGTCTCCGTAGTATGCGTACAGTCTCAGGTAGGTCTGGTCTACTGCACCATTAACGTACCTGACCCTGAATGCTCTCGGTCCTTTCACTGCGGTGTGGAACTCATGTACTCCAGCTTCAACAGTGAATCCACTACTGGGGAATGTGTTCACGTTGGTGCCGTTATCATTTGAGAAGTCGAAGTACAGTGTGCCACCCACTGATGCCTGACAGGAAACCATAACGCCGTAGTCGCCGTTCAGTTCCCACTCACCTGTAAACGTAGCACCACCACCGAGCGCGTTCGTTGATGAGTTGCCGTCTGCTACATACCCGAAGGTTTCTCTACTCATTGAACGGGTGCCTTGATGCTAATCTTAGTGCCGGGTGCGTTGTGGATTTCGAGGATCTGCCCATGGTCTGGGTGTACCAACACAACGTCTGCTGTTGTTGTCTTGCGTTGGTGCTTTGCCTCTCGCACCCTCTTCTTTGCTTGTTCCCTGCTCATACTGATCTCCTATCTCAGTGTGTTTATCAATGTCTCGTCGAACCTCTCAAGGTCAATACCATCAGGGATCTCTACTCCCTTTGACCTGCCATTGTCAGGTGCGCCGTTCATGCGCTCAACCAGACCAACCTGTGGCTTGCGCCTCGGCTTCTTTAACAGTCGCTTAATGCCAGCAACAATAGCTGGGATCTGTGCCGTTGTGAACGTCACATCATCCAGATCATCTTGGTCTGGACTATGACTAACTTTCGTATCACCGTGCTGCATTTGATGACTCCATGAATCAGTTCAACTGGCCCAAGTTATGTTGGTGTTGCTCTGCCAGTTTGCGGAATGTGGTTGCGTAATCATCCTGATCGGGCTTAGGTCTGACTCCACTCTTCCGATACAGTTCCTTCTCTGCGTACCACATCAGTGCTTGTACGTCTGCGGTGTCAATCTCTATGCCCTGATCCCTCATGTTATCACGAACCTGCCGTATTACCCCACGCATGTACTCGCGTTGAGTTCCGCCCCTCGGTGCGTCAACAGGGTTAAGTTGACTAATCCTGAGATTCTTCGCTGCATTGTTCACCGGGTTCTTCATTGATGGAGGGAACCTTGCCGCCCGGAATGCGTTGTACAGGTTGTCTGCTACCTCATCAACCAGATCGGGATTAACTAGCGACCCGTCTTTGTTCTTTGCTTTGAACTCCTTGGGGTCTATGCCCATGTCCTCGAGGAGTTTTGTTTTTCTTCCAACTGCAGCAACAAAGGTGTGCCGTTGCTTACCAATCTGTTCCGGTGTTGGGATCAATGTCCCTGTCTGTCTACCCCATGTTCGCTGCCACCACCTGTCGAACGTCGGTGGTTCGTAGTTACCAATCAGGTTCTGGTAGAAACCACCACCAATCTTTGGACCGAGAAGAACAGATCCATTCACGACGGTGTCCATGTTCTCACCGCTTGCTTTTATTCCTGTTTCCTCAAACAGTTCACGCACCGTGAACTCACGACGCATGAAATCATCGTATGCATCAAACCCCAGTTCAGTCCTCAGTCGGTTCGATAGCTTGAATGCTTTCTCCATCGGACCAGTGGTTGGGCCGAACCCATACTCCTTGAGGTTCTCTGGCAACAGACCTGTTTCTTTGAACTTGCGGTAGATGTCCAGAACCCGTTGTCCCTGCTTAGAGACACTCTGACCATTAGAGGTAACTGCAAGAATGGTTTTGAACATGATCTGTGATTCCAGATCCTTCGCCAACTCTGGAAAGATCTGGGATGCGTGACCCATAGCCTCTTCAAGATTGGCCTTGTACCAGCCGGCAAACTCTGGGTGAACCCTGAATGCTTCCAGTGCCTCTGCCGTTAAATTGTCTGCAACAATCAGGGCATTCTCTGGTGTCATCTCCATCTCTTTTCCACCCCAAACCGCAAGCGCATCATCCTGTAGTGGATGAGCAACATCAACATTACGTTGTGACCCAACCTCTGCTGCAGGTATTGCATCGTCATAGATAAAGCTTGACCGATTTAAAGACTCAGGTGGTCGAGCATTTGCAACGTCAAGGCTGTCAAAGAATCTAGCCTGACCCTTCAGATTTCCTGATGCATCTGGCGTATAGAAACCTGCGTACCCTGCCTCCTTGATCAACTCGTCGAGCTTGTTCGGATCGAGTCGTGTACTGGTTGGCACCATCTTGCCGTCAACCATTTTGAAGCTACCACCTGACTCTTGGGCAAGTGCTTTCAGATTAAGTGGGTCTGCATTAACATCATACATTAACGACTTTGGTACATCGATAACATACTCAACACTACCAAGACCCGGCTCTTTTTTGAACCCGGTGTCGGGGTAAGCAGATATAACATCCATCGCATTGCGCTTTGCCTCTGCGCCCTTGATACCCGTACCTGCTTTACCAACATCAAGTACTGCCACATTCTCTTTGCCAAAGTGGCGAAACCTAAGACTATCGTTCGCAAGTTCTGGCAGAGTGGTGCCCGGATCAAGCCTAGTTGTCACTGCTTGTTGTGATGTCTGTTGTTCAGGTGTTAGCTGCGGAGGTAAGTCATCCACCTCACGCATTGCTGCTGCTGGAGCACCAACGTCGTGCTTCATGGTTTCAGCTACGAAGTCGAACTCTGGGTCTACATCTGGCAGACCTTCATCAACAACACCTGCTGGCACATCCAGCTTACGCGCATCACCGAGATCCAGATCGATTGCCCTTGCCGTACGTCCTGCACCCTTGGTTGGACCACCAACCTCAAGCGCCGAATTAACCATGGCATAAACTACTGCTGCCGCCGGCACTCCGAGTGCTTCATTCATGCCCGGTTCTGCTCCGAGGATCGCACTCTTAACGTCATCGAATTGCTCACCTACAGTCCGTGCTCCGACCTTGGTTTCCAGAACACTGTTGACCAGACCCGCGAGTTGCTGAGACTTTATCTGTCCCTCTTCACCTAGCTCGAACGGGATCTGCGGCACACCTTCAGGGCGCATGATCTCGTCCTGATTGATGTTGAGAATCGGAGCACGAACATCACCCAGCTTACTCAGCCCAGTCATGTCAGCAACGCCTCTGACACCCTGTATGGATTCGTTGACCAGACCTGCCAGCATTGCCCCAGATAGATCAGCAACGCCAGCCGTGTTCCTTCTCAGGTCTCCTACGAAACCGGGAAAGCCTCCAGCATCAGTATCGAGAAAAGGCTTTTGAACCCTGCCGTCACGAAAGATCGTTTCGACATTATCCTTACGCGGTGTTGGCACCCTGTCTTATCCGAAGTCGCCAGAGTCTGCCTGTAACCAAACCACCAGTGCCGGCGAACTTGAACTCGAAATATCCACACGCAGCTTGTTATTAGCCTGTACCGGAAAATCAAACAACTTGTCAGTCGCCGCAGTGAAACTGCCGTTGGCAACATCAACCCAGTTACCAGTCGGAGTCTGTGCCTGAAGCTTCGCGGTTCCAGTTCCGAAGTCACCCGTCAACGACAATCGAACCGGACCTCCGATGTTCTGTGCGGTGGTTTGACCGTCCGCGCTCAGTGTTTCTTCATACCCTGTTGTTGACATTTTGTTTCCTCTAAAATTCCCTAGCAAGATCTCTTGCTAAGTCTCTTGCTAAGTCTCTTGAAAATGTAAGTCCTGATGATACTGGTGCTACATAGGCTGGTTCTACAGCGCCCCTCCACATTGCAAGTTGATTTCCGCTTGCGCCCGTTTCGGCTGGCTCTACTGCGCCCCGCCACATTTTTAAGTCATTTGCCATATCTACGTCCAATATGAGTGAGCCGAGTGATGAGACGACCAAACCTGCTATCGCGTCCCTAGCTGCGGGAGATGACGGATGTAAACCGTCGCCGTTATCATATGCGGCCAAAAGCGTATCCGGTGTGCCGGGGTCTTCCAGAAGCGTATATAGGTCTATGAGTTCATAATTCAGCGCTGATTCGTTTGCTGCTAGGTATGCGTTATAGGTTTCTGTGGTGGTTTGGTGCGCTGCTGACCACCCCGTGTAAGACTTCCACGGGGTCATGTTCATCACGTAGACTTGCGTTGCATCTTGGCAATGGGCGATCATAGATTGCATGGCCGTCCACATATTCTCCGCAGTATCCAGAGAGGTTTTTACATCGTTGACCCCGCCCTGCAAAATAGCTATATCACAGTTAGCAGCCCTATTGGTCCACTGGTCCGGGGATGTGGTAAACTTGGGTTCTATATGGGCGACTAACTCCGTACCGCCTGCTGAGTTATCCTCTACAAGCATGTAGTCCCTACGTATAATGTCGGCCCAACCCTGTCCCGCCAATCGGTCGCTGATTGAGTCCCCCGCTACAATTAGTGAGTTCTGAGCGGCCATTAGACGGTTGAGAATGCTGCGGGAACCGATCCCTCTTTAATCAACCCCGTATTTACCGGTGAGAAGTCTTTGGTAGAGGCGCTAGTGAACGGAGATGCCGTAAGCGTCTCATTTCCGCCAAAGGCATATGGTGCATTCCTTAACGCGCCACTATACTCAGTCTCGCAATCATATACAGAATTGCCGCCGTATGCGCGTAAGGACATTGATGTGGCGCTAGTGAGGTCTATGCCCTTGCCCCCCGATCCGCTAAACCCCTCTATGAGGTTATTCATTACGCTCCCCACCATAGCATTTGCCGTGCTGCTAACAATACCGGCCCCACTACCACCGGCACTATAAATGCTGTTGTTAACGACATTAGACCTAATTGCCAAATTCACGCCGCCTGCGGTTCCAGATACCGTTATGATATTGTGTATAGTATCGCCGCCGCTGCTATGGTCGATCCCGTACAACATACCGGAAACGTGATCCCCCTCAATAAGGTTATACGCCACAAGACTCTGCTCGTTCCAAATACCCCGACCTGCTATGTTGTGAACATGGTTATGCATGACGGTTGATAGAATACCGCAATAAATACCCGCATTCGTAGAATTATCTACTTCACAGTTAATCACTGAGCAATAGTTATCAATCTGGCATACAAGATTTGAACCCGTATTAGTCATACGAAGATTGCGAACGTGTATAAAGTCCATGAGTGTAAAAAATATAGAGGATGACCCATTACCGCCAAGAACGGCCCGAGTCTCTGTGCCAGCTAGATCACCGGCAGTTGTTGAGTAACCCTCAAAAACGACCGGTGCAGTGTCACTTGGTGCCCAAGCAGCCGTGGTTACGGTATCGGCCATCGCCGCACCCAATTCAGCAGCAACAATTTCATCAGTGCCCGCCTTAATATTGACGCGAGTGCCGTTCGTGGTGTCAAACGTGGTTTGCTCGATGGCGTACTCTAGGTCGCCGTAAGGATCGCCTATGGTTCCTGCGCCACTGTCACCAGCTATTGACGGGTCTACATAAATTTCTGAAAATGCCATTAGTTCCGATGCTCCTTAGAAAATAGTCCGTCACCTGATCCAGACACAAAAAAACCCAAGTCTGGATTGACTCAGGCCGTTTATTCAGGGCGCACTTTCCCCCTGCTTGCGAGAGGCATTTTGCGCCCGAACAGATCTGAGGTCAACCCCTCCTCCAGCATCAAGATATTGCGACCGACCTGAAGCTGGGCGCGGAGCAGCAATTCCTTGGTCCGGTCCTCCGAACACCTGAGATCGTGAGCCAGTTCGTGGACTGGAATATGCCCCATCCAGTGCCGCATGATGATGCGCTTGTAACGGGTATTTTGACCCCTGAGTTTGCCGACTGCTTTATCGGTAAGCTCGACCTCGATCGTCATGTCGTAGGGAATATCAAGATCTCTGCCGGGAACCTCGCCGGCGGCGCGGCGGATCATGTCCGCCAACGGATTGCCCTGCTTCTTGGTCAGTGAAGAGCCGCGCGCCCAGTCACTCCAGTCCTGAAGGCGTACGACAATCCACTTCATTAGGGTGCAGTGACCCAGTAACCGTCACGCAGAACCTGAAGTTCTGTGTAGAACAGTCTGAACACCTCACCACATAGGTAGGTGTACCTCACCGCAGTCCTTGGAGTGTCTGCCATTGCTTTCGGATTTCGTATTGCACATCTCGCGGTAAATTGTACTGATCCCAACCACCTGTTTCCACCCAAATATCAATCAATTGATTCTGAAGCTGTACCAGAACGTCCTCAGATCCCCACACACGCACGAACTCTCTCGACCCATGTGCCAGTGAGGCACCAAACATTTTCTGCATGTCCTGCCTGAACATAGCGCCCTCATTGATGCCGCGGTGGTGCCATCCGCACAGTCCCATCGTCTTTCCGGTGCGTTTATTGCCCGAAACAGGGTGGTGGACCTCGGTCGCCGACCGGTTTGGCGTGAAATTCAGGATGCAGGGCACACACCAAGCTTGCTCTTTTATGAGCGACATGCGCCATTTTCCCGCTTTATTCGCGGGTTTTGATTTTCCGACCATACGCCTCCGTTACTAACTTGATTGCTTCTTCTGCTGTCCAGACCTTGCGAACCTGTCCGCGCCAAGACGTAAAAAACTGCCTTTGCGTCGGGGTGCCACGGTCTTTTTTTCCGTAGTCGGTATTTCTGGATTTGACCTCGATGAGGAAATTTCGCTTTCCGAATCCAACAAGGAGGTCCACGGGAGTTCCGAGAATGAAGACCGAGCATCCGATTTTTTCGAGGGCATTGACTATCTCCTGTTGGTTTTCATCCGCCGCTAATTTGTATCTTGGCTTGCTCAAAACGCCCACCTGATAAATTGTGACTTGATCTTCTCGTACTCATGCGCTGCCGCCCGGTCATGATCCAGTTCCGATCGTGACTCGATACAGCAGCGCGCATAAACCAGTTCCTTGAAGCTATCGTGCCCCAGAATGACAGCGTATTCGTTCGCCCTCTCATCCTGACACAACATTGCACACGCTTTTGAAAGCGGACCACCTTTGGGTTTCTCAGGTAGCTCCATTTTCGGCGCAGGGATGCTTGTAGCGCGTCCTATCAGCTCCAAAATCATGCCGTTGGTGTTGGCATCCATAAAGCACTGCCAATCGTCCTGAGTTAGCTCAAAGCTCACCCGGTACTTCGGACCATCCTTGGTCTTTGAAGAACTGGGATTAGGATTCATGACCTCCAGAGAAAACTCTTCGCCGGTATCAAGCGGGTTCATCTTCAAACTTCCTGCACCAGTCCTGTACCGCGCCATCGAATCCCCACGAACCCTGTGGTGCCTGATTGTAAAACCACAACGTGTAGGCTTTCAGCAGGTGACTGTTTTGATCGTCGGCGCGCTCAATGGCACCGCGAAGATCGTTGTTGATGACTGCTGTTAAAAAGTGACCGGGTGGAATGCCCTTTTCATAGTAGCGAATGATTCCGCCCTGCATGTACTTCGGAATGCCGTACTCTGACATCTTCAGTTTCTGCTCTGGTGAGAGTTCCATCAGAAATTCTCGTCAGCAGGTAACTCGTCATCCAGTCTGGCAAGAAGAGAAGACTCGTAACGGTCTGCCATCTTGCCCTGAACCTTGGTAAGCAGTGCCTGAGTTCTGCCGCCACACACCAACCTGCAGAGTTCTTTCGGCTCAACCGGCATGTCGGAACAAATATCAAGAGCATGCTTTTCAAGCTTCTCGATCATTACGTGGAGTTCCATTTCTGCGCGTTCTCGTAGTTTCTTTCGTATTCCCATCTTCCTATCTCCATTTGTTGTTGAATAACTAACTGCTCAAAAACGAAACCTTCATATTGGTATTGTTCGAGGTTACAGATTTACCAACAAAATCTGATTGACCGGCGATCGTAATCGTCTTACCAACCTGACGGGGTGTGCCGACAGCGTTGCTGGCATTGTACCAAGTGTAATACGGTCTGCTGTACCACGGGTTTGTGTGGAAGTGAGTGTGCTGCTCTTTATCACCAAACAGGTCATGCAACTGTTCGTGCAACTCTTTCGCTTCCGCCATGGTGAACCTGATTGGTTCGTAATCTGTCAGTTGTATTTCGATGCTCACAATCTTTTGCTTGCTCATCCTTATCTCCTATGCATCAGTTTCCTGATAGTGTAAAAACTTGCCTAAATTCAAAATTCAAATTCGGTCAAAACAATTCACCCTGAACCTCAACGATCGGCTTGATCAGTTTCACGGTCTTGTGGGTGACATGACACTCGACCTCCTCACTGGCATCAACCAGACCATCCTCAATCAGCGCGTTCACCCTGCCAGCAACAGCACCGAGTTCAATGCTCGTCACGTAACTCAGTTGTCTGCGAGTGTACCCGTCAGGGTGTTTGATTAGCTTGCCCAGTATCTTTGCCCTCTGGGTCAGTGCTTTTCCTGATGAAATCAGTTCTTCGTATGCCAGTCTACTTGTGTTAGCTACCATGATTTTTCCCTATCAATGTAAATCTCAGACACTATCGCACCTCTTCCCGTGTCGGTAACCACGGTTGGAGTCCTCTTCTCGCGTCATGCCATTCGGGACCAAGATCAATGCACAGGTGCCGTACTTCCTTGGATTTGTTCTCGGTCTGAGTTGCGGTAAGACCTCTCTGAAACACCGACTGGCGGCATGGAGGGTTGCAGACTGTGCAGGGAGTTGTGTAAACTCGGTCTTGCACAATCTGGTCTCGTTCTCCAAACCAACCAGATATGACCTCGGCAGGAATCGCTCCTTGCCGGGGTCTTTTATTTTATACACCTCAACGAGACAGATCACAACCCCGTCCATATTTCTTGATTGTCATCAGCCGGTACGCGAAGTCGTTCTTGCAACCTCCGAATATTCCTGCCTCTGCATGACACACTGGGTTACCTACTTCACCACAACTCGGACATTCAGGACATTCACAGTCTGCAGGATCTAGTTTGCAGATCTCACAGGCTTTCTCCCAAAGGTATGTATCCGGGTCCAGATAATCGTCATGCATTCTTGAGAACCTGCTCATGGTGTTCTCCTTAAAAAGTTTTTCAGTCTCTGCATTGGACCGAACATCTGAACGGGTCGCGTCGTTATCATGTTGTCGATGACCGTGTTCTGTTCCTGCACCAACTCAAGATGTCTTTTTGATTGGCGCGACCGACCGTACTTTCCGATCTTACGTTCGCACCTAGCGCCGGCACCTTTACCTTTTTTATTTGCCACTCGCTTACTCATGTCAGATCTCCGCTTCGCCGCAGAATGTTTGCCGCTTGATTCATTGGGTGTGAACCACTCATCTGAGCGATGCCTCCAAAGTAGTCATTTGGATTTATTCGCGCACAACCAAGACCGTGTGTCATTGCATCCATTGCCATCCTGTTTAGTCCAGCAAGAGATTCTTCCGGTGTTGGTCGTGGTCGATACGGATCTCTTTGACCCGGAATGTGGGTGTCAATCCATGACGGTATTTGTACGGTTCCTACTTCTCTTCGTAATGAACTACTCATAGTAATCGTCCTCGTCAGTTTTTTCCTGAGTGTCGTACCACATCGTCGTGGCAACCCAGATGATATAAACAACCGGGATGATACACAGCATTGCTATTGCCAAAGCAGCAAGTGCTATCGCCGCATGACTCACATCATCACCCAGTTGTTGAGCAGGAAATGTTGCAGCAACGTGTAACCGATTCCGATGACACAAATCCAAATTAAAAATGTTCGTAGCTTCACTGGTAGATCCCCCACTTCATGAACAGACTGTTGATGTCGAGCGGAAGTTTTGACTCCCTGTTTTTTTTGCACTGAATGCTGCGACAATTCTTACAAGCATTTTCTCTGCCGTCGCCGCGCGACGATCGGAAAAACTCTTCAACACTTTTTTCTTCTTTACACGTTATGCAGGTTTTCATTTTGTTGTCCTATCGATTGGAATTTTCTTAATACATTTGTTGCACTGCGCCTTGTGTTTTTTCATGCCGCGCGTTCCCGGCACAACACCGTCGGCAACAAATCTCAGTTGAGGTAACGGAAACATTTTGTTGCAGGTCTCGCACTTCACTGGCACTGGTCCTTGTGTAACAGAACAATTTTATTGCCAATCTTCCAACGAGGGTCGGCATTTTTTTCCTTTAGAAGTCGCGCAACATTTGGTTGAGAGCAACCAATTTTTTTTGCTATATCTTTTTGAGTCCAGCCAGCACCAATAAGCTCTCGAACTAACTTTCCAAAATTTACTACCACAACCCTCTCCTTTTTATTCATAACTAATGGGAAAGCCTGTCCGCGCCGTCGATTGCAACCACGACAAACAGGCTCGACCTCAAGTAACTTAAAATAATCACGATGGTCATACATGGTTGCCCTGCTGGCGCAGTCGGTGCAGGTTACAACCGTGCTTTTTAGGTTTGGCAGGGCACCGCGACTTATCGCAGTTTTTACCGCACCGGTTGCCCTGACCTGTATTTTATTTGCCTCTTTGCTGCCAACAAAGACTATAAGTTGTTGATTATTCATAAAACTGATACTACAGAAAACTTATTTATTTATCAATAGGGGTTGCAATACACCATCATTTCCCTGATACTTCAGTCTCACCTGCGAGGAACACATCATGACACTACACCCAGACTTCAGAACCTTTTCCATTCGTTGCATTGAGTTTGGACACATAAACGGTGAACCCCGTTACATGGCATTTGCGATCAATCATCTTCATGAACGACACGACGAGGAAGTTGAGGCAGTCACCAGCAAACGACACACAGCACGTACACAGGTTAAGCGGGAAATGATTTCTCGTGGATACCGATTTGAAAACAAGAACACCATCTAACCTGCGAGGATCTGTCATGACTGACCAACGACAAAGAGACCACGTTATAGGAATGCGAGGGCGCACCAAAGAATTGATTGCTTACGAAAAGCGAGTACGCGAACTTGAAGCAGAGGGTTGCTCACGCAGTGATGCACAAGCAGTCGCGGATGCAGAACTGGAGCAACGGTCATGAACCGCAACGACCTGACAAAGATCGCACTTGCCAAAGTCGGCAGCAAGATTCTCAACGAGGAGATCGAACATCAGATGGATGTTGATCGCGAAGAACCCGGTTACGATCTCTACAACGCACTCGATGACACCTACGATCTGGCGCTCGATAACGAAGACCGACCCGTCATCACCGCAGCACGAAAGGTGCTGGTCGAGATCGGATGCTGGAAACACATCACCGATGAAGAGTTAAGCCGGGTTCAAGTTTTGCGCGGCAAGAAGTACGACTTCATTCTCGGCGGCAAGAAGTATGTTTGGGAGAAGCACCTGTGATCACCAAGCAACAATTTGCTGAAGAGGCACGACGCATCAAGAAACTTCGTAGCGAAGGTTACGATGACAAGTTTATCAAAAGCTGGCTCAGAGGCTGGCGACAACCTGCGAGGAAATAATCATGACAAAGCATTTACTGCAAGCAAAAACACACCAGATCACACGACGTAGATTTGGTCCGAACGACACACCATCCATCCAAGGTCACTTTGATTGTATGAGTCTTCACAACAAATCTGATCGCCAGAACCTGCGTCGTTTCGCAAACGCGATTCTGAAAGAACTGGCGAGGACATCATGAACGACACCTACAAACCGAACTTGGACTCCCTCAACTTTGCGTTGCTGGACATTGCCGAGTCACTCGACCCGAACCCCAGTCGTGATCGAGACTTCGCCCCGGAGCGCGATCGGCAGGATGAATTGAAGAACCCGACCCACGACTTCCGGATCCAGTTCGAGGGGTCGATCGTGATCCTCTGGCCCGACAGCAAACGTGCTCTGCAGTGGTGCTACGACCACCTGCCTGAGACCTGTGATCGTTGGGGAAAGAATGGTTACGTCATCGAGACACGATTCATTGCTGACGTTGCCGCCGGCATGGTCAGGGATGGACTGGAGGAGAAGTCATGAGTTACGAAATCCGAGTCCGCAGTTGGTGGAAGAGAAATCCAGATTGGCCTGATGGCAGGGAGCCGTGTGCTACGCCATGGGAAAAGGCACGACCCGTTCTTGGGTTGGTAGACACAGAAGATGAGGCGCGCGCCGTCTGCAAAGAGTATAACGACACACACAAGCCGGGGTTCTTGTCGCGTAAGGCAGAATATTCACATATCTAACCCCACTCGAAACTGAAAAGGAACTAGAAAATGAACGACGATAGAACAAGCGTACCAATGGATGACAACATGAGTCTGGATTCGGCAGTGCCCTCAAAGAGCAAGTACTTGTCCAAGGAAGATGTTGAACAACCAATGCTGGTTCAGATCTACATCATGACCACTGATCAGGTGGAAACAGAAGGTGTCCCTGAGGATCGTGCTGTACTGCATTTCCATGGCGACGTTAAGCCGATGATCCTGAACAACACCAACAAGGAATTGCTCAAGGCTATTACAGGGGCAACGACGGTTGGTGGAATCAGGAACCAGCAGGTGGTTTTGTACAATGACCCGACGATAATGTTCGGTCGTAAGATGGTAGGTGGAATCAGGATCAGGTCGGCACAACCAGTCGCCCCGATGGCATACCCGGCAGCAACACCACCGGTAGCAGGAACGTATCCACCACCACCAGTAATGGCAACACCACAACCGGAAACTGGAAACGCGGACGTACCGTTCGACGATACCATTCCGTACTAAGAATCTACTCTCGCAGGTAGAGCAGCAAAGCTCACCGGGACTCGTCCACCCAAGCTGCAAAACGGACCCTAATTTTGATAGGAGTACGACATGAGGTTTGAACTGAAATTAATCATCAACTCGTTTAATCAGGACGTTGTTGATTTCCCAAAAGACACTGTAAAAAAAGCAGTCATGCGCGCATACAAAGAGGTCCAGCTAATGGCGTTTGCCGAAGGCACAGACAGTAGCGTTCATGCCAACATCAAAGATGCAAACGGGAACACGATTGGACACGCACAGATTGATCTCGACATGGGGGAAGACCATGCTTGATTTCTTTTTCGATCTGGAAACCATCCCCGACCAACGACCGGGCGCGCTGCAGGAACACATCGCAATGGTCCGACCTCCGGGGCAATACAAAAAGCCCGAGTCCATAGCAAAATGGATGGAAGAGAACGCGGAGGTGGAGGGAGTAGAGAGTTGGAAGAAAACGGGGTTGGATGGATTGACCGGGGAAATCATCTCGATCAGCTGGGCATTCGGACACGATGCCGTCGAGGGTCTTGTGCGGTCACCAGATGACGCAGAAGAGGTTCTGCTGGAGGGGTTCTTTCATGCCATGGGGCAGAAGATTCGATACGGTGAGGGGGAACACAGTCTGTTCCAGTGGATAGGACACAACGTCCTTGGGTTCGATCTGCCGTTCCTGTGGAAACGATGCGTGATACTGGGAATCAAACCACCCTGCACCATCCCAAAAGAGTCTCGCCATGGAAAAGGCCGGGTATACGACACCATGGTGGGCTGGATGGGTAGTTACCCCCGTCAATACATAAAGCAGGACACTCTCGTTGCCGCTATGGGAATAGAAACAGAGGCTGATGACACTGTCGCAGATATGGATGGGTCAATGGTTTGGGATATGGTTCAGGCAGGAAGACTCGATGAGGTGCTCAAGTACAACAAGCTGGATGTCGAGAAGGTGATCCAGATGTATCGGAGGATGACATGGACAACGTGATCAAGTTTGAACGCTTCAAGGATGTGACCGGGTGGAGTCTGCTGAAGATCCGCGACTACGCAAAGCTGAATAACTGGCAGGGACTCACCATCCACTTGCCGAAAACAGATGATGACCCAGTCAGGGTCGAGAGGTTGCCGGCGTGAGACTTCTATTGGTCGTTTTGGCATGTGTCTATTTGGTCGCCTTATCGTCCTGTGAGAAGGGGCAGAACAACAGTGAACTGATCATTGCACACAGGGAGTGTATTGCGGCAGGGACGCGATCGGTGATGTTGCACGAAGTTAGCGGCGGCTACCGGATTCAGTGCAGACCGCAAATAGACGGGGTGGATGATGAGTGACAAGAGAGACTTCTATATTGCCGACAATGCGAGGCTGGCAGAGGAGGTCGAACGCCTGACCCTACGACTGAAACAGTGCGGTATTCAATACGATAAATATGATACCCGCATCGAGAAGTTAGAGTTAAGTGAGGAACTGGCATGGGGAATTATTGCTAACGCTTATGGTGGAGATTGGAATTTAGCATCGGGTGATTGGGTAGATGCTGCTACACGTTGGCGTGACAAGTACCTAGATGCCATAGCAGAGGTGAATGATGAGTAGCCTGATTGAACGATTGAGAGCGCATAAGCAACGAAATTATAGGCAGCAAACAAAGCTAGATTGGGATGCAGCAGACGAGATAGAACGCCTTAATGCCCACATTAAGGTGCTAGAGAGTAAGGCGAACAAAGAGATAGAGTGCCTACGTGTAGAACAGGCAGAGTACGAGGAAGAAATAGAAAGCCTGAATGACCACATTGAGGTACTAGAAAGTGATGACCACGAATGGTATTTACAGGCAGAGCGCATCGAGAAGTTAGAGGCCGCCCTCAAGCCATTTGCAGATGCGATTGACTCTGATCGACCAGACCTTGCACTTACGCTGCACGACCTACGAATGGCACATGAAGCTATAGCAGAGGTGGATGATACTGAACTATTCAAATGTTGTGAGTCTCGGCTGGCAGAAACAATGCGCGACCTACCGGAATGGAAGGCAGATAAGGACCGCATCGAGAAGCTAGAGGCTGCTCTCAAGCCATTCGCAGATGCCCATGGAAACTTTAATGACCCGGCAGTGAAGATTACGCTGCTTGATTTACGACGGGCTTTTGATGCCATAGCAGAGGTGGATGATGATGAGTGACCGAATCAAATTAGCAGAGGCAATGGGGTGGAAACCTACGTCAAGCTATACCAATGTAGCTGGTGAGGTTGATGTCACGCGATGGCGCACCCCTGACGGCGTAATGGGCCAGAGGATTGAAGACCTACCTGATCCTGAGAATGACGCTAACGACGACTATGCGGTGCTGGAGTGGATGCGGGGCGCTGAAGTCAATGGTGAATTTTTTACGGTTTTGAAATCTGAATCAATGTGGGCTTATGAAATAGGCGACTACGCCAGAGCAGCACTGAAGGTAATAGCAGAGGTGGATGATGAGCAACCTGATTGAACGAGCAAGGGTCATTGCCGATGACGCAATGGGAATGGAACCAGAGGATAGGCACACCGTTACCGAGCTGATTGACCGCATCGAGAAGCTGGAACGGGTGTTGGTGGCTGCCAAGAAAGTAACCGCAATTGACGCAATTACAATTACCGATGCCAATTACTTGTCATATCTTGAGGGAGCCATAGCAGAGGTGAATGATGAGTAACGATCAATCGAATGTTGGAAGTGGGATGGTCCCTTGCCGCAAGACTTGTAGGTGCGTGGACTGTCGGATTGAAGCCAAAGACGCAGAGATTGAGCGCCAGAAGCAACTTAACATGAACATGATTGAAGAACACTGTCAGGCCGAGTTGAGGTACGAGGAGCGCATCGAGAAGCTAGAGTTAAGTGAGGAACTGGCATGGGGAATTATTGCTAACGCTTATGGTGGCGATTGGAATTTAGCATCGGGTGATTGGGTAGATGCTGCTACACGTTGGCGTGACAAGTACCTAGATGCCATAGCAGAGGTGAATTAAAATGATGGATAAATTCGATTGCGAACACATATGGATCAGTAATAGCGGCAATGGCGGGGAGCCTAAATTCACCCAAAAAGCAGGTTTGGGCGGTGGATTATTGATGCACGTTAAATGCTCCAAGTGCAATTCTCGAACATGGGTAAATGAAGACGAGTGGGAAGCACTAGCAGAGGTGAATGATGATGAGTGACCGAATCAAGATATGGATGATGATGAGTGACCGAATCAAATTAGCAGAGGCAATGGGGTGGAAACCTATGTCAAGCTATACCAATGTAGCCGGTGAGGTCACGCGATGGCGCACCCCTGACGGCGCAATGGGCCAGAGGATTGACGACCTACCTGATCCTGAGAATGACGCTAACGATGACTATGCGGTGTTGGAGTGGATGCGGGCCATCGAAGAAGAAGGGTTAGACCGTGACCTATTGCACATGCAATTTGCGTCACAACTTGTCCATCAGTACGAGTACCAAATAGGCGACTACGCAAGAGCCGCATTGAAGGTAATAGCAGAGGTGAATGATGATGAGTCTGATTAAACGATTGCGTAAACCGATTGGCAATGATCTACATAATTGCTGGATACAGCGTAAGGAAGCCGCAGACCGCATCGAGAAGTTAGAGATTGAAAACGCTAAACTTACAAATTATATGCACCGCGTACAGGATGCAGTAAAGAGCTTTGAACTGAATAAAGCCATAGCAGAGGTGAATGATGTTACCGGGCGTTCAACCGACCCAGAATCCGATCCTGATTCTTGATGATGATTTCGTACTGAGCTTCAAGGGTCGCAATGCGGCGATCGTACCGGTTGCTCAGATCAGGATGCTCCCTGATGTGCTTGTTCATGGAAGACTCAACCATGTCAAACCTTCTGATCAGTGATGCAGCTTGTGTCCCAGTGTATGGATCTGGTCGAGCAAAAGACTGCCCAAAGGGAGTATTAAATACCAAAGCAACACCACCACCAGAGCCGATAATGCTGCTGATGACAGCAATAAGAACAGGATTCCATTTGTGTCCATCACGCTTCTCAGCATACGCCTTGTCGTTCATACATTTAGCCCAAGGGAAAAATATCCCTAATCAGATTCCATTAGGATCTGTGCGATCCTCTCTGCTTTTGATTCTACTCTTATGATGGCATCGGTGTTGTCCTGTACATCTTCCTCAATGGCAGCGATATGGCTGGCAGGGACGATACCTGCACTCAGCAGTTGTTCGGCGACCTCTTGTGCAACCCAGAACTGCGCCGCCATCAAGGCTATAGCCACACCTCCTCCGGTCAGGAAGAACAGAATTATTGCTTTCGGTGTCAGATTCATTCCTCGTCCTCATCCAGTAGTGCCTGAAGTTTTGCGCGTTTCTCGTCACTCAGGAATGGTTGCTGGACCACTTCCCGCGTAACCTGTCGTGTTGGTTGCCGTTGCACCAACTGTTCGAGGTGATCTATTCTCTGGTCGTAGTCGGCTTGCATTGCTATCTGTTCATCGCGCCACTCGTAATCCTCCTCAACGATTACCGCTGCCTCGTAGACCGGTGCAAAGTCGTGTGCAGATCGACACTCATCCTCGGAGGTAAACTCATTGCGGATCTCGGTGTTGCACATCGCAATCGCGGCAAGCTCGTACTTGCCGGCACTCAGGTAGAACTCAGCCAAGCACCCCCAGTTGGGTGTTAGCTTCTGCTTTGAGAATAACGGAGTTGACCACTGAGTTGATCCAAGACAATCTCGAATGTCCACATCACCCAGTCCATTGGAAAGTGCTAGCGCACGGTTGCTACCGGTACTCATGTTGCCCCCGGTTACGTCACCCGCTGTCTGGTTGTTCATGTCGTTGGATTGAGTGACATCACCACGATCGTCATCCGCCCATACCGGGTTAACAATCATGGCAACAAAACAAAGCACCAGAATAACCACAATAATGTAAGCGGTATTTTGGATTATCCATCGATAGATATTCTTCATTTTGAACCTCCAGCCTTCCACTTCTCAAATCCACGAACACCCATGTAGGTGAGTGCTGGAGAATACAGCAGCATCAGGACAGACCACTGGAATGTCCACGGCATAATCAGAACCGCGCCGAAACTAAGTCCTGCCTTTGGCAGTGCGGTCAGCAATGCATAACCGAGTCCAGCATAGAAAGACTTTCGTGCAATCGCAGGTCTGGTTCTCTTGGTGTACAGATCGTTCTGGTGTAACTCAGCCTGTACTGTGACCTGTTGTGCCTCAAAGATGCGAGTCTCAGCTTCGAGTTCGGCTTGCTTAAAAGCACTCTCATTGGTTGCCATCTGCGTTCTGAATGCATGGTCAAGTTCCTTGGCAAGGTCTTTGTCGGTGACTAGTTCGGAAATAATATCGCCGCCCTTGTCAACAATCTTGGACCACAAATCACCTAGTATTGGAATGCCCATTATTACCCCTTCCTATATAAAAGAATTTTACTGGCGAAGCTCGCGTCCTGTATGCCGATGTTATCGTGCGTTGCGTTCCTGTCGTTAGGTTCTACACGCCAGCCGAACTTGATGTTCAGGTGTCTCTCAGGATTCCAGATGTGAATAAATTCAAAACCCGATTGCAAACCCTGCCAAGCAATAAACCAAATATTTTTTTTGCCAAGGTTGCGAATAATATTTATGTCGTAACGCTCCATGTAGAAGTTGGTTTTGTACTCCACCTTCTCTGGAACTATGGTGAGATCCAGTAGCTCGTACGATCGCAAACCATTAGCGGGATTGCGGACAGCATGGTACTGGTAAAACTCTTTGAAGGTATTGCCGCGCGAAATTACCCACCAGTTGGGCAGACTGTTGTTGCCATTTCCTCGGTTTTTTCCCTGCCAGTCTTCAGGATTGGCCCAAGGACGGGTCCACCACGGTAAGTCCTCGTAGTCGGTATTCCTGTACGGATACAGCAGCGGGATCATCACAAACCCTAACAGTGCGGTCGGGATTTTGATGGCGATCATGCCGATCCACAACAATATGAAGATTGGTAAGCGGATCATTTCAACACGTTTTCGCGTTTCAGTTTGAATTTATTCACACTAATCTCCTCACGCCCAAAAGACGCTTACTCTGATACCGCGAAACCTTAACGGTGTCAGACTGGTTGCCACCAAGAACCTCGATCAGATCACCCGATCGACCGGCATAAAAGCCGACATGTCCCGGTGCCTCAATAACCTCTGGTCCGGGTTGAATACCTTTTCCGCGCTTGAGAATTATGATGTCACCGCGGACTGCATCATCCAGAGAGATTCCATAGCCTACCGTTAACCAAGATCTTGCCCGGAGGTTCTTTGATCTGGGCAGTCTCATTAGCCACGTAATGTAGTTCACAAATGCAGAGCACCATGGAACCTCGTCGCCTTCGGGCCAATCATTATCAAGCTTCAGCATTGCCAGAATCTGCGGGTTGTCAACAGATCCACCGACCTCTTTAATGCCGGTGAATCGTTGTGCTAAATCGAATGCGTTCATGCCAGAGTCGCCGTTCCACCCATGAAGTGCCATGCAGCGTTGGTGAATAAAAGGTCGGCACTGTCGCCAACATCATCAAACGTGATGGTGCTGCCGTTGCCCAGACTGGTTGGGGTCAGGGTGCCGTCGCCAGAATCTGCCGTCATGACGAGCATTTTGCGCTGTCCTGAGACTCCATCAGACAGCGTCAGAGCGTCTGTGCCTGTGGTTGCCACATGTGTGACCGCAGAGGTTACATCTACCGCTCCCGGCCCGGTGAGTGTCTGTGGTGTGCCACCAAACACCAATGCCCTTGCTGGCAGCAGCAGACTTGCAAAGATTTCAGCTATTGCCGCCTCAACATCGGTCGCAGTCAGGTTCCCGGCAGCATCCTCGACACCGATAATCGATGCGCCCTCGGCGTTCGCAACACTGGCAAGTTCAGTAAACGCATCCTCAACATTGGTAGCAGCGTAATTGGTCCCAGAATCCTCCAGCCCGATAATGGATGCACCCTCGCCAGTGGCAATACTTGCCAGTTCTGCAAGCGCCGCTTCAAGAGTCGTTGCCGTGTAGTTACCACCAGAGTCTGCGATGTCGATTAAGCCGGCCTGACCCAGTGTAGTGGTCACCGTTCCAGCACCACCGGTCCATGTCGTTGCCTCATGAATCACGGGTCCGTTAAAGGTCACAGTAATGCCACCGGCAGGAGTAATAACTGCACCTGCGGCGATGTAACAAGTGACCGTCGATGGAATGGTTACGCTTGCCGCAAAGTTCCAAGTGCCCGGTGAGAACATAAAGCAAACGGTGTTGGTGCCGACAAAGGTTAGTGCAGATGAAACCGTTCCAGCAGTTCTTGAAGAACCTGCACCAAACACCTGTAGCAGATCAACAAAGTCGTTCAGCATTAATCCAGTAACAGATCCACCACTGGCATCAACGCGACTCGATGTTGAGTTCTTTCCATCAAAGAGGGCAACGTCACCCCTGTTTATTTTTCCGCGTACGATTGCGCCCATGTCTGTTTCCTATATGAAATTGATGATCAATGTAAAACGCTACTAACTGCTTAGGCTCCCCTGAACATTGCGCTTGTGCCTTGTGTACCTTGTCCACTAATAGCACCCTCAAATGGGTCAAACCAGTATCGCCACTCTGTTGCCGGGGTAGAACTGATAGCAGAAATTCCATAAGCAGAACCCATGTGTGTAAACCGGGTTGTACCACCCGGAATCCACTCCGAATAATCCATATCTATAGCCTGATACCATGTGTCTCCAGCAGTGGTGCGTTCACGTAAGTCTACAAAAGAAGGTGTAACTTGCGCGTCAGCACCCGTTCTAGCAGCACCACTAACATTCAAAACATCAGCGTAAGAACCGGTTGCAATCAGCCTTGGAATGATAAAATCATCGGACCCCAAACGCTGCTGACCAAATGTTGTGACATATGTTGGTGTTAAACCCAGTGAGTGTGAATAAGAATGTACGTGCATGAACCTACCCTCATCACCCGGTGGTCCAACCACTGTTACCGGTGCTTCCGATCCACTGGTAGCTACTTTGTAATAACAATCAAGATTCCCTGTAGATAGCGTTGTCCATCCAGTAGGTCTTCCCGGTTGTGCCGAACCCCACATTATAAGTAAGTCACCAATACTGTGTGACGGCATATTGATTGTTGCGCCTGAAGACGCGCCTTCAGCTTCTTCTGTTGACGCAGCGCCGTTAAAGACCCACGGATCTATTGAGGGGCGACCACTAATGGGTTCAAAAAACGGAGGCGATAAATTGCCCGTCATGCTGCCGCCATTCGACCCGCAACAAACCACTGGTCAGTGTCATCCATCACTATAACCATGGTGCCGTACTGCTCGTTTATTGCAAGCGACGATGGAGTGTTGATGGTAACACCAGAGGCACCGGCAACATTTAGTGTTCCAGAACCGTACTGGTAAAACGAGACCTGATCACCAATCCCCCAACCAACATCAGCAACAGTTGGAACCGTTACTATCTGTGCCGCAGACCCGGTTGACTTCAGCATCTTGAATGCGTCTGTCAGGACGAGCGTTCGGTCACCGGAGAACTCAACAAACTGCCACCGGTTAAGTGTCGCCGAAACTGAGTTGTCTTCCCATGCAATGCAATACCAAAGGTCACTGTCAATATCATAAACGGCATGCATGTACTGGTCTTTGGTTACACTCCACGACGTTCCAGAGTTTGACCTGAGATTACCGCTTGTGAAATCAATCACGGTACTGCTGTCGCCAAAATATATATCAACTGCTTGCGCGCCAATACCATCAACCAAATGTGTGATGGTTGTTGTCTTGGTGTTCTTGGTTGTAAACAGGTGGTGGTCTTTTACCGATGGACGGGTATCACCTACCTCGAATTGCCTGACCTCTTCAGGTATATCAGGTAGTCCGCGAATGCCTTCTTGCCTGTCAAGCCGATCGGAAATATCACGCAAAGCAAACGAGGTAGTTCGCTCAACGTCGGGAACCTTGTTACCCGATATGAAGTAGGTGTCTCTAGTTGCCATTACTCAAAACCGGGGGTGTGATTGCAAAGATGAGTTTGGCAAATTCCTCGTCGTGCATGAGGTCATCTACCGCATCAGAGAATCGACCTTTGTCAAGTGCAAGACTCAGAGCATCTGCTGCTTTTTTATTTAGTGACTCTGGCTCAGTGCTAATAATTTGCAGTGCTGCTTCTGCCTGTTTTAACTCTGCTGGATCTGCGTCATTAAGACTCTCGATCAACGATAGAACTATACCCCTTGGAACAGAGGTTATTGCTTCAGCTACTTTTGGAGATCGAAGCTGCAAACTTTTTGGGTCTGTACTGCCCCTTAATCTTCCACCACCAGCAAACCCGGCTAAGGTTCCTGCAGCAACCATTAGCAGCACCTCTCCGAAACCCTTTTGCACCGAGGCAAACGGACTATTAGTTCCGCCCGGAACTGCTTGTTGGAAGTATTGCCATGCACCCGTTCCAACTAAACCAGCAATACCAAGCTTGGTCATTACGTGTCCCTTGCTGCCAGCCAGAAGTCCCTGTCTTGCTGCCAATGTCATGCTACCTCCTGCTTGAGATGCTGCTGCCCATGCTGCAGTCTCACTTGGATTATCTCCATGCAATACATCAAGTGCTACTGCTTCAACACCTGTCTCTGCTGATCTGCCAGCACCTTTGAGTAATTTTCTCCATGCATTGTTGTTTTTAACTGCGTCTTCCACAACACCCATCAAACCGGGTTTGATTTTTTCAACTTGACGAGCAGCACTAAAATAAATATCCGGTCTTGGGTTCATTATCAGGTTTTCAGCACGGCGCATTTTTTCTTCCATACCTACTGCCTGTCTACCAACAAAAAGTGAGGCAACGTCGCCACCAACATCACCGGCAGCAGTTGCTGTTGGATGCTGTTCGCGAAGCTTCGCCTCGTCGCCTTCTAGGAGGGCAAGTTCATCATCGAACCGTTCCGTTATTAGTTGGCTACCAAATAGTCCGGGGATGCTTCTGATCCCGGCACCAACCTCGTTGGTAGTAGGTCTTGGCAGATTGTTCAGTGTGCCCAAAATGTCATCGTTAAGATTCCTGTTGGCGCGACGATTGAAATCAAATTCTCCACCCGTTAGCAGTGAAGCGCCACCCTCAAGTGCTGCTTCAGTACCTGCTACACCCTGTGCCACAACCTGACCAATTCCTGCTGGCACCGAAAGAAGTGCGTCAGTAAGACCTCGTCCGGTCTGAAGACCAAATGCTGCAGCAGCACCGGGGTCGGATTCGCGCTCCTCCTTTAATTTCGTAAAGGGGTTTTCTGTTGCGCGCTCTTCCTTTAACTTCGTAAATGGGTTGCTAGTTGCCATTGAGTTCATTCCATCGCTTTTCTGCCGCGTCTAGTGCCTCATCACTTAACTCACCACCAGAAAGCATAATTTTACCAAGTTCCTCCTTGCCCATCTTTGCAATGCTTGCAACCTCCGCACCAAGTTCCTCGATTCTTTTCTTAACCTCAGGCATCAGTGCTTGTGCCTCTGGAGACTCTGCAACTGCGGTAAGCTTTTCTTGAAGATTAGTGACCTGTTTCATTGTCATCTGAGAAATGGTGGTAACTGAATCCTCAAACACTGTCGGAGAATTTGGATCAACTGCTTGCGGTGTAGGGTCCGGTTTCTCTTGTGACCCAAAGTTATCTGCAGCAGTACGAAGCTGTGTGATTGCATCTTCTGCTTGAGCAACCTGATCACCAGTCATTGGAACTTTCTTTATCCTGTTTTCGTTGAGTTCTCGCTCAAGGATATTTGCCATTAATCGAAAGTTTGCTGGTGGTTGCTTGTCCGTTGTTGGTACACGCTGATTAATCTGTCTTCGCACGGCATCAGTTGGAGTTGCATTCGGATTATCTCTTGACCACTTCGCGCTCTCCTGCGCCTCCACGGTCGCATACAGTTTGTCAATCTCATCAAATTCTGCCAGTGCTTTCATATATTCAGGTGAGTCAAACCCAACTTTCTGACCTATATTTGCTAAATTTGATTGTAGGTTTTTAGCACCCTTTGCCATTGACGCACCAAACCCAAGAAGATTGGAGGCGGCAATCGATTTACTTAATCTGACCGCAGTTAGTGCTTCCTGACCAAACGTACCGACATTAAATGCCGTTAACTCATCTTGTTGAGTTGTTGTTCTTTCTGGGTCTGGACCGAAATCAAGTCGCGGCCCAGAAGGTGTCATAGTAACGCCCTCTGGAATCATGCCATCAATACCACCAGAACCTCCACCGGGAGAGAATAGGTCCATCATGTCTTTATTTAATTGTCTGGATGCCGACATGCCCTGCTCTTTCAGGATGGTTCCAACATCAACATTCCCAGATTGAAGCATTGCCAGTAAACCTTCTGGGTTAGCAAGCATCTCTGTCAAACCCATCGGTGCCACTGCCTCTCTGCCCTGAGTAAACTCTTCGACCTGACCTTCAGGAGGCGCAACAAAGTTGGGACGGGTGCGACCACCCGGAGATGTTGTCGTTGGGCTGATACCAACCTGCCCCGACATCATGTCACTGACACGTTGCTGGGCATCGGCAACATTCTCAGCTTGGTTCAGTTGCATCTCCACAAGTTGAGCCTGAAGTTTTGCGAACTTCTTCTTCTCTTTTAGGGTGTCTGCCTGTTGTCTTGATTCTGTAAATGCCTGACCGAACGCACCGGCAAACTCACCTAGACCTTGACCTGCCATGATTACGCTCCCTTGCTGATCATACTGCCAGCAATGCCGCCGGCAGCACTACCAAGACCGGAATTTTTACCGGCATTACGTTGTGATTCTGCTTGAGCCAAACCTGCAGCAGTACTACCTGCCTGACCGAACCCAGAATTACCCTGTGCCGCACCGAATGTAGCAAGCTGAAGTGCCCGGTTTATTTCCGCGTCACCAAGTGCCCCGATTGCATTTGCAGTGGCACCGGCACGACCGACGTTTGCACCAACCAGTGCCTCGGTCAGTCCACCACCCTCCGGTGTGCTAGCAATGATATTGTCCTGTGCCCTGCCAAATTGTTGCTCGATATTATTCTTAATACCCGCAAACTGAGGCAGACTACTGACATCAAAGTCACCACTTAGAAAATCACCTGACTGCTGAAACAACTGTTCACGCAATGGGTCAGACTGATTGACTAATTTTTCTGCTAACCGGGTCTGTGAATCAATTGCCCTGTTCGCCGAAGCGTTCGACTGATTTTGTTCCTGCTTTCTGTTCTTGCCCATTTTCTGTCCTCACTCGACAGCAGACCAATAAAAGATAACCCCGTCATCGCGATCACCGTGTTTGTTCTTGAAAAGGCCGGGAACCTCCCCGACCATCGTTGCACCAATTTCTATAACGTAATTCTTTGCCCAGACATTAAACTTGGGAATGATCCCAAACAGAATGTCCAGCAAACGACCACCTTCATCATCATCAAACGCGAACCACTGGTCAAGAAACATGGTGCCAAGTTTCCTGCTTGTCTCGCCCCATGAGTCCCTGAAAAAACAGAAATGCGGGTACGCATAGTTACCAGAGACAGGACATAGCCACGCATAGCCAACACACTCATTGCCGGCAAACGCAAACGACAGGATGACCGTGTTTCGCTTCATCATGTCTACAAACTGCTGATGCGATTCAACCGTGCCCTCCCAGAAAACGATCTTCGCCAGATTCTGGTCTACCGTTCTCTGATACAGTGATCGAAGAAATATATCACTGGCATTAAATCCATCCCCTTCAGGGACAAACGGTACTATCAGTAACTCACTCGAACTCGGCTGAGTAGAAGGTTGCTGGTCCTGTTCCTGAGATTCTAACTGCTGCTTTGTTTCCATTTCCTGTATCCACCAATCGACGCTTAGTTTCACGGTCACCCGTGATTGAATGTGACTGATGAACTACCCCATCTAGGATCAGCGCGCCGGTCACGGAATCCGCATTTTGTGCATCAACATCATACTTCACAAAACGCGGGAAATGTTTTCTCGTCTGCATGGTGTAATCCTTGCTCTGGATCTCCCATGATATAGCTGTGCCTGAATCTGTCGTTACCGACTTGTCCTCGATGACCCGCAGGAACCCGGTGCTGTCACCAACAATGATCCTGTCGTTTGTCAGGTCAGCAGTAATGGCGCGGATCTCAATATCAGATCCATCGTTGTAGGTGTAGTACGCGATCCTGTTGGTCTGCAGATTAAAGGCAATGACGTTGTTGGGATACGTGAACCCGGTCGAGGCATAGCCGAAGTACAGCTTGTTGGCGAACGCGAACAACCAAGACGTACTCATGCTGGAAACGCCGTTCATGTCCTCGACGCTGTCGCCCCTGAACAAAGGTTCGAGCGAGTCCTCTGTGATCTTCATGTCATTCTGGTTCGCCAGCAGATAGATGCCGTCTGAACCCGTGTGGTAAATGCCCTTGCCAGAAACCGAGACTGCGCCATTAACCGACTGTGCGCCGGTCTTCGCATTTGTGGGGATGGGCTGGAATAGCCCACTACCGGTTCCCTGTATGTACCAGACCTCGTCTGCGTTCAGGTAGTGCGGTTGTCCGCCATGGAAAACGCCGGTCTTACCGGGCAACTGGCGCGGTCCTACCTCGATGTAGAACAGGTCGGGCCACGCTTCAGGACGTTTCGGCTTGCAGTAATACAGACGATTGTCCTTGATGATAAAGCAGGTGCCATCATAGGCAGGACCAAAAGCGAACGATCCCAGAGGCGGACGGTTGTTGTCTGTCGCCAGTACCTGACCGAGTCCACCATCAGTGGTTACCGAATCAAAATATCCGAGCGGGGTAGTGTAGGTTGTCATTGTCTTGACCTCCGCCAGTAAACCGTTTCGTAAGTACCCTCTTCGGGGATGTCTCGTTGCGGAATAATGTCAGGACTGAAGGTTGGTTCTGCATCGGTTTCCTCTATCAGCCGATCAAAGAACTCCTCCCAAGTATAAGTATTTTCTGTGCCGTGGGTGTTGTCGGTTGTGGTGAATTTATAACCGGTGCCGGCAATGTATGTTTGGTCTGCTTCCCACTGATGTGCCACTCCATAGTCGTAGGCATTTGCTGACGGGATCTCTGCCTCAAGATAATAAATACTGCCACCAGCAAGTGACCGATAGATCCTTATGTGCGTGACCTGAGAGTCTGTGGCATCTGTCATGTCAATCGACAACGACTGGCTTGATAAACTAACCGAACTGCTTGCGGCAGGACTGGGGTTGCTCTCGGCAACGATGGCAGTTCCAACCTTTCTGACATACGTGTATCTGGCGTTATATTCGCCGGTCAGACTGTCTCCATGACCCGTGCTTAATACAGGTGCAACGGTCGGCGCATCGATACCCCACTCGTTCTGTTCGCCAGAAATTATCCTGACCCGGTCAGTGCCATTAAGCGCAAAGATCTGCTTGGTGTCATCATTGAATGCGTTGTACTGCATTGCTGACCACTGCGCCGATGTCATTACCGAGGTAAGAGATACCTCGTCCTCATAGATGTTGGTGCCAGCAAAAACAAAACGGGTGCCGTCCATCTCCTCAATCAGGTAGATGTCGGTCTCGATCGCAGACCCATTAATCTTTGAAGACCCATCACGCATATACGCCTTGCCGCGTTGATCGATTCTCAGGTTCTTACACCGCACCATCTCGCCCGATGATTCAGAACCGTCTGCCCTCTCTCCGGGCAAGTCCGAAGCATCCCACGATACGTTCAGGTTGCCTGATGGATTAAATACACTTGTCATGGGTTCACCGCAGGGTAAGTGTCTGGCAAGCGCGGATGACGATGAGTTCGCACTGCGCCACCTCCCTTGGTTGTCAGTCTGTAATCGTGATCTTGATACCAGTTACGTCGATACCGTTTCGCGTTGAAGATTCCAACCCGGTAGCGTTTCTGCCAGTAAGCAGCAAGCGACCTGATCCTGCCGTCTGTGTTTGCACCGTATGCTCTGGACACAACACCGTACCGAATGTACTTTTTCAGAAACTGTGGAAAGTCACCTTCATCCCAAGCTTGCAAGACATCGGTTGGATCTACTGTGTAAATCAGGAACATGTTGTTGGTCGTGTCTATGATGTCGTAAGGCACACCCGAACTATCAGAATCAGTACTACCCTCTCGAACCGCAATCGTTCCGGTAGTAACGTCCTCAGTATCATCGGCTATGTACCATGCCGGGTCGTTGTCGTTAACATCCAGCTCATCGACAAACGATACCGCAGGTCGTGGATACAAAATGTAAGCGTCATCAACATCGTCAACCTCGTAATAGCCGATCGGTTCACCACTGGTTGTGATGTACGACGGGTCCGTACTCTGGACGCGCTTTTTCGACAGCGCAGTAATCGGCTCTTCATCATAGGCAATAAACTTCAGTGCTCGCATGTTGTCGGGGAATCGCATGGTAATGACATCACCGGGAGTTAACCCCATGAATGCCTCCCAAGGCTGAGTCCAGTGAGCACCGTAATCTGAAATGTTTGCCGTGAGACCGGTGTTAACCTGTGTCTCCCAACGATGACAAATTACAGTTTCATCGTGCCGACTAAGACACTGGTTCGGGGCATCCGTACCACTTGGCAAGTGTTCAAATTCCCAGTCATGCATGTACGAGAACTGGTACACACCCGGAACACGTTGCACGGTAAAATCCTCAAGCACTTTTGTCTTGTGCTGAAAATCTTTCTGTACGTCGTTGAACAGGTGTCGCAGAAACTCGTCACTCCAAACCTTCGCAGTTGGATCACGAAGGAGGCGACGAATTTTGACTAGGTCATCACCCCAACTCATTTCTTCTTGCTCACCTTTTTCTTGGCTTTCTTCTTAGCCGCAGGTGGTGCTTTTTCGGGCTTGTCAAAATGCTTATCAAGTACGTCGTGAAGCATGTTGTATTCGCCCCTTGCAGCTTCTGGTAACTGACGAGGAATTTGCGGGTGCCAGTAGTCCATGAATGCCTTCACGCGAACAAGGATCTGTGTTTCGTTACTCATGTTGTCTCCGTTGGATACGGTTCTTTGTTGGTGCGGAATCTACTCCGCAGTTGTGGTGACTGTTCAAACGCTTCTCTCAGTCCAGCAGCATCGAGGTACAGATCATAATTCTTCTGCGCCTCTTCTGCGTCACCTCTCGATGCCCAGTATTCCGATACAGCAAAATGCACTGCCGCGTACTGGAAGTCTGATTTCAGTTTTATCTTTGCATTATCGTCGGCATACTCAAGTGGAATTTCAACGATAGTTAATTCAAGTACATCACTCGATGCCGATGGTTTCGGGTACACACAAATCGTGTCTGAACCCACTGGAAAATACGCGCGAGGTTCTGCCGATGAAACCATCCACCGCGGATCGTAAGCAGACAGTTTTAGTATGCCGGTTTGTTCCAGCCTGTACTTTTTGCTGACCAACCAAACGTCAGTGATCCATCCCATGTAACCAGTGTTCAACTGGAATCGATACAGCAACTGGCTCTTGCGAAGCGGAATAAAATACTGTCGCTTTACCGACCCTTCCAACATCGCGAGTTCCTGAATTGCGTCGTTGATGGAGTCACGAATCGGCGCTATACCTTCTGCCGTATCAGTAAAGACATCCGGTGAATCTGGGTCTTCTCCGATGTATTCCAGCACTTTTCGTTCTAGGGCATGCATAAGCTACTGATTTCCTTGGTTAACATAGGGGTTGCAATACTCTATCATTTCCCTGATAATCACTACTCACCTGCGAGGAACAAGACATGGCTCTTAAATTCCAAATGATTGCACCCGGACTTTACCAGACTGGCAACCAGCAGTTCCAGATCATGTTCAACAATGAATCAGGACTATGGCAACTACTGCAACTCGACTCTGAAAATGATTACGAGTGGTGCCAATCTTACGCGCTACTTCGTGATGCCAAGCAAGGCGCGCAGTGGATCGTAACCCAAAGAGTTAACGACAAGCTGCGAGGATAAAGACATGAAACAGACCTTCGAATACTGGCTCGACGCTCAAGAGGAACAATCATGAACCGCACAACAGTGTACACACCAGAAGACTCAATGATCCTTTGCCGCGCCATAAAACATGGCTGGCAATCAACCAAGGTTCTTTCCGAAATGATTGCTGACGATCACACCGATTTTGTCATTATGCTTGATCGTGAAATCGGCAAAGCAAACGATAAATACGAACTCAGGAGGTAAAAAAAGACTCTCACCGGGCGCAGCATGGATAGGGCACCCTGCGTTTTACGGTTCCCCGTCCGGTGAGGGTCAGTCCTGTTTACCACCCAGAGATACTTTCACCCTGTCTTTCAATAATTCTTCGTTGTCTTCCAGATACTGCAAATATGTGCTGTGACTTGTAATGCTGGGTTCGCCGATATGACCCAGACGGTATGACCCATCCAGCCAGATCTTGATCCCTGCCTCTCGCGCATTCACGCAAAAGTAAATGTCCTCACCGCAGTTCTCAAACTTGAAGTACGGATACTCGAGTTTTTCCAGAACCTCGCGGCGCATCAGGAACGCACCAAAACCAACGGCATCAACCTCGAACACTGCCTCTGGCACTTCCAGTAACGGGTAGTGCTTGTACTTGTCAGGGTCGTTGTCCTTCACATACGCCACCGGCAAAATGCGACCGGTCCTGCAGTAGTAAAGAGCCGACACACAATCGACATCGTGCCGCGCCAGATACACCAGCATGTCGGGATTGAATACGTGATCGTCATCCAGCCACAACAGGTGTGTGAATTTATTACCGGTGTGCGGGTTGGTCCTGTCAACGCTATTACGTGCCAGTTCATTGCGCGCCCAGTGAACTACCATTCGTTCGACGGTGCCCATCTCGTAAACCTTGATACCGTGCATCCATGAGTAGGCAATCAGGTTCGCCACAGACCGGGTGAACTTGGCTGAGACCTCGTAGTCGCCACACGGTGTGACAATCGCCACCTCCATGTTCTTGTAGACCTTACGATCGGCCTTTGATGGTTCCCAGAATCCGCCACTCATTGTTCTACAACCGGTGGATCAACGAGATCATCATCATCGAGCCACTTCCAGAATAACGGGTGCTTGATTAGCTGCGCCAGCTTCTCAAAGAAACTCAGGTTGGTCGGGCCAATCTTTGCGCCGGCACATTTCGGACAACCATGGTGTTCTTTAATGTCCCATTTCGACACCACCGTTGCACACAACAGGCACCGGTAAAACATCATTCCCTTACTCATTCCCATCCCCTATCTTACGGAAAGTAAACCTCTGCTCCCAGATGAAGTTTCGCATGTGCTTGGCACAGAATGCCAACACTCTGGGAACCCTTAGCATCCAGTTGTACTGCGTGAACGGCACCTGCCGGTAGTCAACCATCCGTAGCGGCACCGTTTGTTCAATTGACTCAGCCCACGTATTTGTGCCGGAGCTGTATCCGACAATACCGTGAAAACTCAGCGGAGAAAATACCGTCAGGTGATCCCTGTAAGTCATGGCAGAATCACTGCTGGCATCCGGTACGTTTATGTACAGGCTACCTCCGGGTTTCAGAACCCTAGCGCATTCACAAAAGGCATCCCACCAACCGTCGATGTGCTCCAGAACATGGTTCATCACTATCTCATCGGCGCAGTTGTCTGCCCATGGATATGGGAGCACCTCAAGATCCCAGTGCTGGTCTGGATTGCCGTAAGCATCGACGTTCCAAAACCCGTCGAGCTTATTAGTTCCGCACCCTAAGTTTAGGCGCAACGGTTGATTAACGATTCCCATCTTTCCCCTACCTTTTTCCAACTGAGAATGCGTGTCTTCGCTGCCCGTTTGATCATCTTGCGATGCAGCTTTTCATTCTCTAAAACAGTGCAAGCGTTTCTCACCATTTCAACGATATGCACCATGTAATCGTTGGTCATAAATTCTGTCAGCATGCCGTTCTTTTTATGCTTGACCCATTCAGGTGTAGCACCCATGCCGCCGGTTGTGATGATCGGTGTTCCGCACGACAGAGACTGCAGCACAATGTTCGAGCAGATCTCTGGAAAGCAGGTAGGCATGATCATTAAACCGGCCTGACCCAGTTGCTGCGCGAGTTCTTTTTGTGGCACCGGATCACACCATGTTACCGACGATGAGTCAGTATCGTAACCCAGTGCAAACCCGTACTTTAGCGCGCGGTTGTGATCGTAATCACCCTCGCCCGGATGCAGAGACTCACCGGTATAAGCATGCAGTCTCAGCCCCGGTCTTTTTATCCGTTCGCGTATGCAGTCGAAAATAAACTCAAGCTTGTCGGCACCGCGGTTGCCGGCAGATGCAAAGATCAGGTAATCCGGATCCTTGTCGCGCGGGTGGAAAATTGGCGACACCCCGTTCGGGATGATCACTGACTTCCCTATATCCCTGTAGAACGCTCTCCAGACGCGCTCACCGTACCGGGACATGAAGACCGTAGCATCAAACCCCCTGATCGTCTTCGGCTCTGGTATGAACCCTGAGTGCGGCAGATCGTGGGTCCAGAGTATCCTCGACTTCGCCTTCACCTGCGGATAACCATCCCCGGTGCCCCTGTTGGTCACCAGACAGTCGTATTCGCCGTATGCCTCATGATCCCAGTTGACCCCGTGCTTGGTGAACCCGGTGCATTCAATGTCCGATATGACCGTGACCTTGTGTCCGCGCCATGCCAGATAGTCCGACACCTTGAACAGAGATCCAACCCTGCCACCGCGCCCCTTACGCTCAAGGTCTTTGACTGTGTCTAAATCAGTCGAGAAATCGTGGAATAAAATACGCATTTTGCCCTCCTATCGGCATGCGAAATATATCAAAGAAAAGTGCTGGAAACCCTTGCAACTCTCTATCATTTCCCTGATAATAACCCTACTGACCACCTGCGAGGAAATACCATGAAAGCATTCAACAAAGGCGACCTAGTCACCTACATCAAAAACTGGGACCGAAAGGGAACTTTCGTTTACCAAGACTTTATCGTTTACTCCTGCGGCATGAAAGAAATGATCCTGACCAACCCGGTTACCGGTGAACAGGAAGGACGCACCTTCCGCGCAAATCGCGAAGTAGATATGTACGGCAACGAGATATTCAACTCAGGAACTTGGCCGCGACTTAGCAACGAGAAAGCAATCGAAGTTACCTTGGAAAAGGCCGAAGCATTTCTAGCCAATGAGGTAGTAAGACTGACACGCTGTATCGAAAACAACTCCGAAGAAAAAGGTTACTGCGATTCATTACAACGCGACCTCGACAACCACCATGCACCAAGAGCAATTAGCTACGACGATGCAATAGCTGAGTTGGACAAAAAGTTTGCAGCAAAGAGAGCCGCACAAACCTCATAAACCTGCTAGGAGAAAATCATGAGCAACTTCAACACCAACGATGAACACGACATCCTGACAAAGATGTACAACCTGATGGACGAGAACGTCAACGTCGCCGGCAAGCGTGAACTTGAAGCGCTGGAAAACAAATATCCAGAACTCTATCAAATGATTTTAGAGGACGAGGCTATAGCAGACGGCACTGCATACTTCCCGAATGATCGCGAAGACTTCGGCACCGACATCTAAAACAGGAGGTGATGCAAAGATCAGGGGCACCCGGGGAGGTGCCCCTTTTCTATTGTGCCTATTGTGCCTATTGTGCCTAGAGTGCCCTTACGAACACTGCTGCAGTCGTGTGGAACTGCGAACTAGACGATGCCGTTACCGCTGCTGCCATAAAGCCAAAGGCTTTTGCGACTGCAGACGATGCCGACGCAGCAGTAGGAGTAACACCCCACTCTGCGTTGATGACATTGTACGTCGTACCCGCAACACTCGATCCTGCCGAGCTGTAGATATACGCACTGGAACGGTAACCATAGACCTGCAACAGACCGTAAGCGTCATCTGCAATATCGCTGTCTGCGATTCCTGCATAGGCGTTTAAGGCCGCTGTCGTTGCCTGTGTTACACGAACACCATCAGCACTTGCGCCGGTATCAAAGACAAGATGATACCCCGCGGTCGCAGTGGACCCGGATACATTCTTGGCAACGATGTAGCACACTTCTGCGCTTGCGCGCGAGATACGTTTGAACAACATATCGTTGTACTCCTTTTGTGACTGACGATCGCCCTACCCGACCCGTTTTGTTAGAGTGGTTGATTACGCGACGATAGACTGACTCGTTGCATAAAGGGCACCCTGCTTACGCAGGTTTGAACAAATGGTATTACCCATGAACAAGATCTTGCTCGTCTTCGCAGTCTGGTTCTCAGGCTCAACGAACGGTGTCGTAACAACATCGGTCTCTGAGTCGATAATCAGTTTGAAGAACTTCGTGTTCAAGAAGGCGGCATTACCAGTTGTGATCGAAGTCGTACCAGAGTCGAGATCAGGAATAACCTCATCCCAAACGCAAGTAGCTCCACGCAGCTTGATGTTGTCAAAACCCATGTCCGCCAACGTAGTGTTGGAGTAACGAACTTTGTCATCGAGTGCGTTCTCGTAGGTCTCGTAAGTAACCTGATCCATCGGGATCAAGTTCGGAGAACCACCAGAACCTCTGCTGCAGTAGTTGTACATACGACGCAATGCAACAACCAGACCCTTGTACGTGCTTACGCTTAACGCGAAGTCGTTACCAGTGTCAGCTGAACCACTGTTTGCAACAGCAGTGTGATGTCTCCACCACGACTCGTTGGTGCTGTCGATGTTACCTACATTTCCGCCGGTAGTCGGATCAAGCGTATTGTCTTTACGCAAGAACCAGAACAAAGGATTGAGATCCTTCGCACTGTTACCCGGAACGAAAGTCGTACCCGAAACGGTGCCGCGCAAGATCTGAGTATTTAACTCTTCCCGCATCGACATCTCGGCTTGCATGATCTTGCTTTTCAACAGACCAATGATTGCCGCCTCACCGGAGTTCTGACGCTCTTCCTTGCGAGAGATAGAGATGGTTCCACCCAACTCTGCCCACTCGTAGAAAGCGGTAGTCATACCGTCTTGAGGAGTCGTGTCCAACGTGTCGTAGTCTGAGTAAGACTTAACCGTCGAGTTAGTACCGTACATGAGCGGAGCACGAATGCGTTCCCCACCGTTCTGGTAGTCAATACCACCCATCGATCGCATCGCTGCCAAGAAGGCAGAATCTTTGAAGATGTTATCAAACAAAGTTCCTGATCCAACGTAGGCATCCAACGTCGTGGTCAATAACGCATCATAGTAGACTGTGTTAGTACTAGGTGCGCTTGTGTCGCCGACAGTAGCCATAATTTATTTCCTTAAGTTAGCTACCCACCGGACCTATGCCCCGACTCTTCAGTTGAGATTTTGCAAAATCAACTGCTTCGTTGAAAGACAGTTTTCCGGTTGGCTTAGATGACGTTTCCAGAGTCGCCCTGTTTGCCCCCGGCACTACCGAACCTTCCTTTCCTGTTTTCAAACGCTCAAGCGCTCTTGCCGTCGCCCTTGCTTCCAACACTTCACTTGGTACTGACATCCGGTACAAGAGATCAGGGTCCGCCGCTAAAGACGGGTGTGCCTGTAGAGATGAAATCATCTCACTCTCATACGTTCGCCAATCCGGGTTGTTGGAATCAAGATACGTTTCGACGTTCTGCTGCTTCAGGTCTCGGACCTGATTAACCAGTGGCTGATATTGCTGCTGGAGGTCGCCCTCTAGCTGAGAACGGATATGGGTGACAACATCGTCCCAAGATTTCGGACTGAACTCAGTCTGTCCCTCTTGAGGTTGCGGTCCACCGTTCACCAACGTCATGCCATGTTGAGCAGCAAGTTGCCTCATTGTACCAACGGGGTCTTGCGAATATGCACTGTAAGCATCGATTGCTTGCTGATTATCACGAATGCTCTGCATGCTCTTTGTGAACTTGCCTTGCATCTGCTTGTACGCAGCAACCAAGTTTGGATCATGCTCGATTGATTTGGGATCAAAAAACGACTCACCTTGTGCCACTTGTAGATCAGGTCCATTGCTGGTTGTCTGGTCTGGGCTGATGGATTGTCCTTCGTTACCCACGGGTGCAGCGGCAGTTGTCTCAGAGAGGTCTGCTGGTGCTGCTTGTCCGTTAGCTTCGTTGGGTTCCATTTACTGCTCCACTTAGTGCCATCCTATTACAGCACTATCTCGCTTTCGCGAAATTCTTTACCAACTACTCCAACCCTTTCCATACATCTCAACAACGTCGCGTTCCTTCATTACTTTCTTGCGATGCTGTTTGCTCTGTATGTGGGTCTCTAAGTTGTCATCGTAATATACTTCAAAATCTGGATGTACCACGTATGGTGCTACAATTTTCTTCGTAACACCACCGCAATGTTCGCACTCTGGCAGGTTATTGCGATCTGCAACAGACCGGGTTGCCTCGGTGACCTCTTTGCAGGAAAGACAGCGGTAGGTGTAAATCATTGAGCACCACCACCGTTAGCGTTGCCACCACCGGCACCACCTGCCATTCCCATGATCTGGGCGATTGGGTTATCACTGGGACCACCACCCTGCTGCCCCGGTGCCTGTACTTCACCGCTCTGGATCTGCTTGCCCAGAGCAATCATACCCTCAACAAAACCATCGTCCTCGATATGAAATAGCTCCGCGAACTGCTTCACAATCGCCGGCTGAGTCAGGATCTGCGGGAACGGAATCACCACCTGAGACAGGAACGCCGTCAACTGCGCGCGCTCAATGTCAGGCAATCTGGGCTGAGTGGCACCGACATTTACCGTGTACTCAAACTCACCCTTGATCTCTTCGTAGTCCTGCTTCCTGACCGTTGCCCATTCCTCGCCCTGAGGTCCGGTGATCTTTACAGCCTCGTCACCATTGATATGGAACTGCACCAGCATGTCGAGCTTGCGCGCAACATCTTTGACGAAGTCCACCACCATCGACATGCGATCGCCTTCGCGAATACCCAGACGCGCATCCAACAGTCCTGCCTCAGTAGCACTATCTGCACTGGCAATTCCACGAGCAATGTCAGGCGTACCCATAGCCTCGACAATGTCGTTGCCAAGCTCGCGGATCTCCATCATGTTTGCCTGATCCAGCGGCGCATCCTTGATGGGAGTAATTGCACCGTTTGCCATGACACGAATGATGGTGCCATCATCACCGACCTCTAGTTTCTCAAGCTCAGTGTGCTCATCCTCCAGCTTCGTGACCACAACCTCGTACTTGCGATTGAATCGCTTTCTGTGCGTCATGATCATCGACCTCGACAACGACATCTCGCGTTGTGGATCGATTGCATTAAAGACCGGCGGGATCGGATATGGACTCCGATCCCTCAACGTGAAACGCAAAATTGAGAACGAATGCTCTTCAATACCGGGGGGCATACTTCTGGGTTTGATAAGAAGATCAACGCCATTTTCAGCAAGCATTAACCATTCTTCTTTTTTCAAGTCGTATATTTCCCAGATGTCGAGAATGTCCTCTTCATCGTTTTCCTTCGTTGCAACGAACCGGGAAAGCCCATGCTTGGGTTCTTTATCGTTGGATTCCTTTTTCTTTGCCTTGACCTTTTCCACGGCAGCACTATTCAACCTTGGGTCATCCAGTGCTTCTTGTTTTGTCATTTGCGTATGACAACCCAACCAACTCCACTCGTTTTTCAGTGGGCCGGCATCCGCATCCCAACGAAAATCATCGGGGTGTACACGTTCAATTTCGTAGCGTTCGTTGACCGGAATCTCATCCGGGTAAATCAGTGGCTCGCCGGTTTCCTGATCGGTCAGTTCCTTACCATCTTCATCAAGGATTGGCTCGCCGGCATGTGGGTGCTCTTCAAGATCAGAGGCTCGACGGGTTTTGATAACACCGAATGCAAAGTGTGCATCCTGAATTGACAACCGGGCTTTTATCTTCAACTCCAGCTCGACCTTGAGGTAATTCAACATTGCTTGTCGAACCGTTCCGCGCCGTTCCATCTCGATGATGTTCTCGACACTGACCTCGAAAGACTTCTTCACCTTGACGTAGAAATACGGATCGACCGAATACAGTTTCGGCAACTGCGCTTGCAGGTGTGAATAAATCTTGTTGATGTTTATCCACTCACCCGCGGGAACACCGGGGTTGTTCTGCCCCTCAAAGTATTGGATGCCAGTGTCAACTTTGAAAGCGTCTTTCCACTTCTTGTGCGCCTCATGCGCCTCCTGAAGTCTGCCTTCCCATAGTTTCTGTAAGTCTTTCTTCGCCATTACCGAATTTTCCTGTACGCGGCATCAACGGACATCCCGTGACGTTTTGCGTATTTCTTTGCCCTGATAAGTCTTTCGCGTTCTGCCCTGAAACTGCCCTGCGGCATCTGCTCTACCTTCCTCGGTCTGATCGGTCGTGCCATACACATGTAACGAAAATCATCGTAAACATGGTCTTCCTGATCGGTATCTACATCGTCCGGGTTCTTCTTGCTCTCAACCATGTTCGGCATCGTGCGCCAAAACCCCTTGCACGTATTGAAGATCTGAACCTGCGGTTCTTCGTTAGTTATCTCGCCGGTATCATCATCAACAACCGGCATCAGCTGCAGTCGCTTGTGGACCTGAAGCTTGCCGTGCAACCGATCATTATCGGCCTTCGTGAAGTGTACACCAGCACGGGTGAAATCTTCCTCGATCGTCATGCCCTGTGCTTCTTTCTTTCGGAACTCAGGTCTGGGATGCCAGATCGATGGATCAGCAACTCTGCGTCTGATCTTCTCGTTGGCAGCGCGCTCCCGCAACAAGATCCCCTCGGCGACCTCCCAAGCTTGCAGTCGCAAACCCTGAAGACTGTTCTCGCCCTCTTCCCCCAGTTCCTCCCGCTTGCACCCGTACCACTCTCGATACCGGTACAGCACGTTGTCGTAATCTACCGCGTACCAACCAACCGAGAACGGACTCGAATAACCCCAGTCAAGAACACAGTAGCGTTCCCACTCCGGTGGAATATCAAACGGTTCGCACCCATGAATCATCTGCGACAATTCGGTGAATACCTGACCCTCGAACGCATCCCAGATGCCGTGCCGAAGTCTCTTCCTCTCGATCTCCGGTAGCGACTCAAGCCGCGCCAGATACAACGGGTCGTTGTCAAACAACGTCGGGTTGTCCTCGATCGTTGCCGGCACAAAAACCCGACTCAACCCGGAGTACGGATCGTGATGCGTCTTCAGTGGTCGAACGTCAGGCTGGAATCTTTCCTTCACCCAGTTGTGACCAATGCCGCCCGGATTCGTTGTCGCAAGAATCTGAACCGGTATGTCCGGGTCTGTCGATCGCAGTCGCGAGAATAAATACGTGTACTGCGTGATCGTGAACTGCGTCAACTCATCTATGCCGATGCAGTGATATTCCTTGCCCTGATAATTGTATTTGTCATTCTCATGCTGCATGTGACCAAGATCGATCACAGCTCCACTTGGGAACGTCCAACGCTTGTCAGTGGTTTTGTATTTGCCCCCTAGACTAGGGTAAAGACGAAAACACCGATCGATGATTTCCTGAAGCTGCGGGAACGTCCGCCTGATCAGAAGACCATGGTAAGTCGGTTTGTCGATATGCCGGGTTAACGCCGCAACCAGACAGTCAGTTTTACCCGGACCCGCAGATCCGCCAAATAGAACCTCGAACTCGTTTCGCTTCAGAAATTCGTTCTGCGCCCCAACGTGAGGAACCCATGCAAGAGCGGCACTCATTTCTTCGCGTCATCGTCCTCTTTCGGCTCTTCCTCGCGCCCAACCATCTTCAGCACGTTGTCATACTGCTCTGGTAGATATACTGCCGGCCCATTCAGCTTGTCCGCCTCACCACCTTCTGTGACAGAGATGGTGCTCTTATCCAAGAATAACTTCGATGCCGCCAACCGATCCCGGCGCGGAGCATCAATGTCGTATGCCATCCGACCAACGACCTCGATAACCGGCATGCCAAACTCTTTTGCCAGATCCTCGGCGACCTTCTGAATCTGCTTCAGTTGCCTGACCGATAAAGCCTCTTTTTTCGGCCCAGAGTTAGGTCGTGCTCCTCCTCGACCGTCTTTTTTCTTTGCAGCGACCATACCTCACCCCGTTTTGAATAAGTTTGAACAAAATCAGGCTAAGAATAACAAAAATGTAGGTGGATCATAGACCTACGTCGTAAGTTGTTGGTTTTGAACGCGTTTTTTGTTCAAAAATTGCGGTTCTCTGAACTCGGCAGTACCCAGTACCGGGGGGGGCTAACCCCCTCCCCCACGGGGTCCATCATTATGTGTGTGTGTGGGCACCCATCAACCAGCAGGTCACTCGACCCCAGCTCTACCTCGGAACACTCATCCCCATCCCTGTATCTGTTCGCGCATCCCGCGCAGATCCTGTGGATTACCACGCAGATCCACCAATTAATTGCAGGTATTTACAACTATTTTGCCCTGTGTAACTGGTTGATTTCTATCCATGTACGTTATTCTGTATGCCTGATTTAACGTACATTTGTCTGTTAGTAAACATACACTTACTTGTGATTAATCAGTAACCTGATACATTTGACTCTCACCTGCGAGGACATAGACATGAACATCAACCAAGCAATCACCGAATCACTCCGCGACTCAACACGACGCATCACCATCGAGCGCCCAGAGTTTGCACCGACTGATTCACGCCGCTTCAACAACTACGTCGTTAAGCAAGATGATCTCGGTTACTTCGTTAAGCCCGGTCGAGGTGGTGGTTACAAGTGCTACGTCACTGGGTTCAACACCATCGAACTGTCCTCTGGCAACCTGTACGTCTTCAACATCACACCACACTGGGAGATGCAGTCATGAGATCAATGGTCTACAGCAACACAGCAAAACCCAAACGCCCAGTCTGCCCACGTTGTGAGAAGAAGGGCATCAGCATCTGGCACGGTATCGAGAACTGGCAGGGCATCACAGACTTCCAGTCACGCAACTGCAGGTACTGCGGTTACACCGAGATCCAGAACTATGTATTCAACCGTGACTTCAGTGGCACTTGGGTAACCGACACCGAACGCATGGAGTCATACAACGGAGGTACATGGTCATGAGGCAAACACGCAAACACCTACGCAGCATTGGCGTCAGGACTGGTGCTGGTCACTACGTGTACCGCAAGGGACTTGTTCACCCAACAATACATATCAGCGAAGACGGCACAATCACTCGCGCCGACACTGAACTACATCTCTGCAATGCAATGACCGTTGCCGAAGCATACCAAGCACTTAACCTGCGAGGATAAGAACATGAACAAGCACATCCCAATACCGTGTCCATTCTGTGGCAACGTACCTGACCACAATGACACCAGACTGGGGCTGCTAGCCTTTGGTGTTACCTGTCGTAGATGCGGTGCTGCCGGCCCTCGCCACCAAGTCCCTGACGATAACCCGAATGATCTCAGTATTGCTGAGATGGATAGTCACCTATCACAACAGGCAATCAGGTCGTGGAACAAGAGATCAGGAGAGTACGGTGAATCACTCGACGCAGTCCATGAGGATTACTAGCCCCATCAGGAGAGTGATGTTCTAGGGTGTTCAC